AAGTGGTATATGCGTAGGCATACTTACCAGTCATTTTTTTGCTAATTTCAGCAAGCTTATTGGACAAATCCTTATTTGATCCAATGACTTTAAACATCTCTTTTACTTCTGTAATATTAAGTCCCTCAATAATAACTTGGTACAATGGCATATCTGCCACATAATCGCCGGCCTGAATATCCCCCTCTGTATATTGTGGTGCTGCCGGGTTTGATTCCGACGGTGTTCCCTGTATAACTTTCAAGTCAAGACTTTCTATTCCACTGTCTTGATTCTTTTCGTATCTTGCAACAATCAAATCAACACGTTTCATTCCCTGACTACCATTGGTGATAGTAAGAGAGTCATATGTATTTTTCTTGATTGATGCTGTGCACCCTTGATGCATCAGCACACCGTCTCTGATTTTAATTTCATTGTTGGAAGATACCTCTGCTGCCAACTGCATTCCAGTCCGCAGTACATAAGATCCTTCTCCCACAACTCCAATATTTACATCTCTATCCTGTTCTGATGTTACATGGGGCTTTCCTGTATATCCTGTAATTATTTCCATTATGTCTCTCCTTCCAGTTTATACACTACTTTTTCTTTTCCGGAGGATATTGTCCATATCTTTCGGCCAATCGGTTTCTTCATGCTAATTCCGGTTAGATAATCTTTTCCTCCAACAATATCTCCTAAATCGATATTTCCCTCCAACTTAGTCATGGTCATGTTGTAAGACATACTTGACTTCTTGCTTTCCAGTTCCTTAATTCCATTCTTAATCAGGTCATCTCTTTCTGATCCGCTGCTATCATATATAGCCACAATTTCCTCTGCTCCCTTAAAATATTGCTGAGTCTGCGAAATTGCACCGTTCTGATCAGTGTATAGATGTATAACCAACCTGTCCTTTAAATCCCCTTTTCCAAGGCAAATCAGATGGTTGATTCCGCGCCGGTTATCGTCAGTTGTGAAATTCATGTTATTATCATTGGTCAGCTCATATTCTGATGACAGATCGTTGATTGGAACAGCGCTCACTTTCACATATCCGGCCATACCAGCATCACCTTCTTGGTATCTGATATCCAGTCGATATCCTACTGATTTCAACATCTTAGCCAGTCCAGTATGCAAGGTACAATATCGGTCATATTGATAATTGTTCACTGTAACACCCGTATCTGCAGTAACGCCATAAAAGAGTCCAGGGAACTCAGCTTCAACCTTGGATTTTATAATTGAATTAAGTTCCCCAGATGCTGTTGCGTAATCCTGGCCACTTAATGGCTGTATAATTTTTTTAGTCATCATTCCACGCCAGGTATCTCCTTTTGCGCGGATTACATTGGTACTTGTATCGGTGCTGATTTCTCGGACAATTCCGCCATACTCAGTATCCGGTGAAAATACTCTAGTTCCATATCTAATAGACCCATCCCAATTCCAACGCTTGCACACCACAGCAGGGCGGCACGATCCGGCTCGATCTTATGTACTCCCGGGTAGTTTTCTCTCAATACTCCATTGAGTTTTCGAGATACTAATACTAGCTCTTCCAGTTTGTTTTCACTGGCTCTGTCTAAAATCAGCATTTTAAATCCTCCTGTTCAATCGAATCATCGTGCACCTCCGGTACTTATATCCCGTTTTTGGATTTATCCCTTCCCAAACACGGGCCATGTAGTAGCCTTTCTTCGGTTTCACCTCTTTTTTCCATCTCCGGAGCTTGTCCTCATGTGGATCCGGCAGAGGCATATTCTTGGATGTGTTGTAACTCGACTCTTTTATTCTTGTTTTTCCTTCTGTTCCATCTTTTTTCTTTTCAACTGTGTTTTTATCCTTTGTCATGTAACAGGCAAGACGCATGAAATCTTCATCATAGAATTTGCTTCTCTTGATTTCTGTAATCCATGTACCTCCATGGTCCCAGGCTTTCTGGACGATGCTGGCCGAATCTCCGATTTCATTTACTATCAGATGTATATGCCATGCTCCTTTGGTCCCTTTTTCTATATTGCGGATCCAAAATAATTCGTATCCTCTTTTTCTGTACGCCCTTCGGACTTTTGCTATCGACCGTCTAAAATCTTTCAAGGCTGTCTGCATATCGGGAGGTCGTTCTTCTATGCTGTAGGTCCATGTTAGGAACAGATCTGTTTCTTTAAAATACTGCAGCAATCTTTGTCTGCATCTTTTCTCTTTGTTCCATTTGTTCACTCGGAGCATATCTTCTTTTGTGGCTTTTCTTCTTTTCATCCTCTTTAAGCCTGGCGCTCCATACCTTCCATCGTGATACTCCTCTATGTCCAGAATATCTCCACCTCGAAAGCTATATGTCTTTCTTTTTATCATGTTATAATCCTGAATTTAATATCTTTATCGAGTTTTAAAACGGACGAAAATGCCCGTATTTCTTGACTTTTTCGCCCGCCGATGGTATTATAATTTTGACTTATATTTTCGGTAGGCGAAGAAGTCTTGAGGTACATCATCTGCATAATGATGTGCCTTATTTTTTTACTCACTTGTATCATGTTCGCTCGCTCCCTTAAGTTATAGCGTAGAAATTAGCCACGCAGGCGGCCAGCGCTACGATTAACAGCGCCTCCACAATGATCGTCATTCTCCATATCCATGTTTTCAGGGATTCACATTCATCTTCCAGACGCTTGATCTGTAGCTTCGCCACCAGTGGTGTTTCCGGTTTTAAGTTCATACTGCTTGTCCACTCCTTTCTACCGCCTAAGCGGTTTTCTCAATAGTGTAGGTGATTTCCACCTTTTCCTGTTCTTCCAGAAGAGATATCAACACCTCAATGATTTTTTCCATATCCGGTTTCATACTCGCCACCTGCTTTCTATCTCCTTGGTTATGTTTATGCATCACTGTTTGTACTTGTTGCTGAAAACAGATGGAATAAAAGGCACTATATAGTACTTCTATTCTTTATCTTATTCTTATTCTTTATCTTATTCTGTTGCGTGACCGTCACGTGACATCACGTTCCTGTCATTTTTCGAGTGGTTCTCAATAATATTCTGCAATCGCTTTGACTCCCATATAACCTGATCGGAAAGCAATTGCGGGTCTGGATCTCTTTCAGCAAGAAGATTTCCCTTCATATCCCAGTACTGAGTTACCACACGTACTGGGTCTTTTTCTATTCCAAGACCTCTATTTGCTTTTACTTCGATCATACTGATTACCCTTACACTTTTAGGACCATCCGCTCTAACCATTCCATCACTCTCCTTTCTCTGAACCTGTTTCATCTGTTGCAAATAAGTAATCATCACGCAGCCTGTTCAATCACCGGAACATACCCGTGCTTTTTCAGTTCCTCATATAAGAAAAGTCTGCCTTTCTGCGTCCATTCTGTCTGCATCGTGACATCTGCTCTGCCATCAGTTCTTGTAATATCAATGGTCCGGCTATGCACATATCCACCATTCTGATATTTTGAGTACAGCACCCACTGCCCGCCGACCTTATACTGAATCTTCAATTCCTTAAGAATCTTGTTCAGTTTTCTCCCGCTCATTCCATAGTCTTTGGCAATCTGTGTAATAGTTACCAGAGACTTTGACTGTAGAATCATATCCACATAATTGGCTTTGGGTTGCAGTTCTGTGATAATCTGCTGCTGCTCAACTACCTGTTCGCCAAGGAATTTACACCTGCCTTTCAAGGACTCGATCGAATGGTTCGCCATCTTTAATGCTCTTGCCATGATCTGCTCCGGTGTGTTCCAGGCTTTCTCAAGGTCAATGAAATACTGACGGATCTGCTTTCCTTCCGGCGATCTCTGGATCATACAGATCTGTTTTGCCATATCTACGGAAACATTAAATTCTTTTGATGGTCTACCACCTGTACTTTCTTCCATTTTTGGAAAAAAGTCTCTTCCTTCCTCAAAGCCATATTCGCACATACGCTTAAACCATGTCGTGAAATTACTCTCGATGTTCAGCTGTTCATGCAAATCTCTTGCCGATACCGTTGGCTGTTCTGCTTCATAATTAATTTTTAATAATTCGTTCATTTTAATTACCTTCTTTCTCTGTCCCCGCAGTTACCTCCGGTTTATCCATTAAGTCTCTGGCTTTTAGAACCTCTGCATTGCTTTTCATCAGCAGCAAACTTTCTTTGTCCATATGCTTCATGTTTCCAACCACCTCAGTGATCAACTTCTTCTGTTCTTCACTCATGTTTTCCACTTCCTTCCTGACCTGCCATCATCAGACACCGGGCGGTCACTCCCGGTGTGACGGTCATTTCTGACCGTTTCGGCTATTTGCTTTTAACCTTGTTTGATTTCTGTGCTATAGTCGTTCAGGCGATTACTTAATTATATGAATAAGCATAGCTATAAAATTTATCACCAAAGCGATTACCGATAAAGCCTCCGCCTGAAGGCTTAGCTTGTGTGCTTCTTTATTCATTTTTTTAGTTTCTTCAATTTTCTTCATCGTTTCCTTATATTCTTTTGAATCCATATCATCATCTCCTCTTGTAATAATTTCCTATTTCTCCTATACTTTCCTTACAGGCACTGCCATGCCGAGTACGAAAGAAAGGAAATTGCTCATGCACTTGGATTTAACAATTACTGTCTCTGCTATTCTTGGTATTTCGGCTGTTATTTCTCCGATTGCTACTGCAATCATAAATAATCGTTACTTGTTAAAACTCAAAAAGCTCGAATACGAACACCAAGATAAAAAAGAATCCTTTTTCTACAAACGTGGTGTCTATGAAGATTACCTGCGTTATACTGGTAAATGCATAGCATTCTCAACCCGGGAAAATCTTCAAGAATATGGGAAAATATATTCTCTTGCATTAATTTATTTTCCAGAAGAGCTTGTTGATGATCTTAAAGCATTGAATGATGCGATACATAACAGCCGGTGGGACGTATCAAGTTCTCTTTTAAACGAATTAGCACCTAAGATTCGTAATAAATTACAAAACATGTAATTGCAATACACACAAATACAACCCAGATAGGATATATATTGTCTTCGGGTTGTATTTTTCTCATAACCCAAATTCCCACTATTCCTACCATCCACATGATTAACATACATATAAGAGCATACATCCTTATCGCTCCTTTCGTTTGTGTTGATGAACTCATTTTAACTCAATATTTTGTGTAAGTCAACACATTTCATAAATGTTTTTTATTTGCTTTTTGTGTTGACATACTCATTTTATTGATGTATAGTGGATTTATATTAAGGAAGGAGGCGAAAAACTTGGAGGTTTATGAACGAATAAAAGAATTAAGAAAAGAACATTTAAAATTATCTCAAGCCGCTTTTGGAGAAAGGTTAGGGGTAAATCGTGATGTTATAAATAATATTGAAAACAACCGACTTTCTAAGCCAGAACAAAAATTATCTTTAATGAAATTGATTTGTAAAGAGTTTCAAGTAAATGAAGATTGGCTTTTAAATGGAAACGGTGAAATGTTTGAAGAACTTCCCGAAGATGATGAAAAGGCTGCGTTTGTATCCAGCCTGTTGGATGCTGACAATGATCCTTTTTATAATATAATCCAAGAGATCATGAGGACATTCGATGAATTATCTCCGAAATCTCAAGAAGTCATCCGGGAATTCAGTGCGAAACTCGTGGAGAATTTGCAAAAAGAAAAGGAAAGCTAATGCTTTCCCGTTCTCTCTAAATGCTTTTTAATGATGGTGTAGAGCTGACGCAAGAATTTTTCATCTTCGTCCGGTATCCTCTGCACCCACTCAATAACAAAGTCTTTAGATACCTTCTTCATATGTACGCACCTCCGCTCTTGTGCAGCAGAACAGTTGTTCGAAATTCCTTTACATAAAATATACACCATGTAAATGATGAAATCAATGTATTTTCGAACATTTGTTCTAGATGTGTATATTTATATTATACTCTTATGATTTACTTTATTAAAGTAGTTCAGGGTATTTGTACACTATAGTGTACACTTTTTTAATCGTCAAGAGTATAAAGTTCTTCAAACGGAATATTAAGACCAATAGATATCTTTTCTAATGTCTTAACGGTCGGATTGCTGTTTTCTTTCATTACTTTTTGTATTGTTGATGATGGCAATCCAGTAAGCATGGCAACCTGACGGATTGTTAAACCTTGATTATACATAATATCTCCGAGTAAGATTTTCATGCATGTATTGTATGGAGTTTTACATAAATTCATTCAAGAAAGAAGGTGATTTAATGGAAATATACGGAAAGCCTTTCAATCCTTGGGGTAACAATGCTCCTTTTATTGAAAAATATGCGACAGCTGCAATGCTATATTGCTGTGGAACAAGTAAGGTACTTGATACATTTGATAGTTATCCACGTTATCTTAATTATACTTTTGGTATCACTGATCCTATCGCCTATCATAAAAAACTTATTTCAGAAGGTTATTATACTAAAGCTTCTACTGAAGCTATTCTTGAAACCTTCCGAGTTGCCGATTTGAAGGAAATACTTGTACAAAATAATCTTCCTTCAAAAGGTCGAAGACCGGCTCTTATAGAAGCAATTTTAAAAAATATTAATCCTACAAAGCTGAATTTAGGCGAATTCTACACACGAAGTGAATTAGGCGAATCCTACCTTTCTAAATATAGTTATGTAATGACTTTGAGAAACTACAGTATTAAGCCGTGTGAATACGCTGAATATGAAGATGTTCATCCTGGCTTAACTACCGATGAAATTATTTTAGGGATTCTACATAATCGTTATACAGAAAGTCGTCTTGCTGAGGATTACGGGATTGCAAGAAATGCATTATATGAATTATCAATATTCTATGAACGAAAAAACGCATTTGAAAAGGCTTTGTACAAATTAATATGTGTTCTTTATTTTGATACCAGCGGATATTCAAACAAATACAGAGACTCATTGGAACGAATTATACTTGCTCCAGGAATCTTAGATTTAATTTGTAAATACCAAGAGTTTTACTCTTCTAAAATGATTGACAATTGTTTTTTGGAATACGCATTACCAGAACATTATTTAACCAAAAATCAATTTGAAAAGCTGATAAAAAAAATATTTAATAACAACTCTATTGAAGATATTGATTTAAAAGAATTGTAACATTAAAACAAAAGCCCCGGTGCTACCAACACCAGGACTCTTTGATAAGTACTATACAGTGCTGAAGCACGTACAATAATCATCGGCAATGATATTGTACCACAAATTTCCAGCACCTGTATAGGTGTTATTTTTGTACCCATTTTTGCGTAACATAAAAAATGAAAGGTGATATGATATGACGACTAAAGTTGAACGCTGTGCAATCTATATCCGTGTATCCACTACCGAGCAAATGATGCATGGCAAATCGCTTGAAGCACAAAAAGAATATCTTACCAATTATGCCCGAGAACACAATATGGCTATCGTTGGTGTATATGCTGATGAGGGAAAAACTGCCCGTAAAGAGCTAAAAAAGCGTAAGGCTATACATTCTCTACTGCAAGATGTAGAAGCAGGGAAGATCGATGTTATAATCTTCTGGCGTATCGATAGATGGTTTCGTAATCTATCTGATTTCTATAAGGTGCAGGATATTCTTGACAGTCACAACGTCCGCTGGATCAGTACCAGTGAGCCTGGGATTAATATGGAAACCAGAGATGGGAGACTGCAGCTTAATGTGGTTCTGTCGATTGGCCAGAACGAAGTTGATACCACCAGCGAACGCATCAAATTTGTGAATGAGGCATCTATCAGAAGCGGAAAATTAATTTTCGGAGACGTAAATATGGGATACGGCTATAAGTCAGGTATCATTGATGGACAAAAGCGAATGATAAAGGATCCTGATCGAGAACATGTCGTGGATGCATTTTATAAATATTTTTTCAAGCATCAAAATAAGTGCGCTACGCTCAGATATATACAAGAAACCTATGATCCTGATTTCAGTTTCGGGATCATGAGGACGCTTCTTTCCAGCGAATTCTACAAGGGCACCTATCGAGGATTCCCTTACTGCCCTGCATATCTTACTGAAGATGAGTGGAACAAATTGCAGAAGATACAAAAGCGAAATGTTAAAGCTACGCCTTCTGGCCGCATCTATCTGTTTGCAGGAATGATTCGATGTCCCGTGTGCGGTCAAAAGCTATGCGGTACCGGGTGTTCGTCCATCATAAACAGGAAAACTGGTGCCAAAAGAACTTACTGCTATTACCGATGCAACAGAGCTATGATCGATCACATATGTTCTTACAGACACAGATTGAGCCAGAACCTTGTTGAAAATTATTTGCTTGATAACTTAGAGAATGAATACAAGAATTATAAAGTAAAGTGCGAGAAAATCGAAAAAGAGAAAGAGAAGCAAAAGAAAAAGCAGTCCCCCGATAAGTTAAGAAAAGAATTGGACCGTCTTAATTTCCTATTTCAGAAGGGGCGGATTGATTGGGATTATTACAACGAAGAGTATGGACGCGTCGAAAGTGAGTTGAATGATCTGCAGAGCGCGCTTCCGGAACCAGTGACGAATTACAGTTACCTTGAAGAACTACTGGATACAGATTTCCGGACCATGTATGATCAATTATCACAAGAAAACCGCAGAGCGTTCTGGCGGTCTATCATTCAGGAAATCCATATAAATGAAGACAGTACCATAACCTCCGTCGATTTTCTGTGA